GACGTTTTAACTTCTTTAGATAAACTTACAAAGAAGACTGAACTTGCGGTTAAAACCGCTACTAGCAGGATGGCGTCTGAGGCTGAACGGGAAGTTAAGCACCAGATTAAGGGTCACCACAAAGAAGGAACTAAAACACCTTCCGCTGTCGGTAGTCCGCCGACCAATATCACGGGTACGTTGCGTGCTTCGGTTACCCACGAAGTTAAAAAGATAGGGTTTGCTGAGTTTTACGCGTGGATTGGACCTACCGCTGTTTACGGTCGTGCTGTTGAACTCGGCGCACCTAATTGGGAATCGGGCGTTACTTACCCGTTTGTCGCACCTGCCGCTAAAAAGTTAACGGAGTCGGGTAAATTGAGGGAGATTTACGTGAACACTCTTAAATCAATTCTTTACAAGTAAAGGAACAAAAGATGCCAGCATATAAGTCAGTTAACGACGAGATTCGCGTATATCCAAGTTTAAGGTTGGTTATCAACCCCGACGAGGTGGTACAATTGGAACATGAGGTAGACCTGCATGGTCTCGTACTGGTTGATGGGGCTAAACCAGCAAAATCAAAACAAACCGAACCGACACAATCAGCCGTTGAGGATTCAACGATTGACAGCACCCAAGGAGCGTAGAGCATGGCTTTACCACGTTATAAATCCTTTCTAGGCATCGCTAAAGAGGCTTCACGAACTGCAGGTACAAATCCGACAGCGGTTGCCGCTAGCGATTTTATCCCTGTTAACACCATCACGCCGTTTGACAACATTAAATATCTTGATGATAACAACTGGCGTGGGTCGATGGTTGAGACTTACGGCACGGTACAAGGTGTTTACCATGCGGAATTTGAATTTGGCGGAAACGTATTCCCTGACACTATTGGCTATGCGGTTGCTGGTGTTCTGGGTGCGGTCACTACGACTGGTTCTGCAGCCCCTTATTCACATGCAATCTCGACTAAGAACACAAGTTCAGGTCAGGCTACGTCTTACACTCTTACCGATTACAACTCATACAATGCGCGTCAGTTTGCAGGGTGTCAGTTTGGCGGTTTGGATTTCAAGTTCAACGCTGATGGTTTGCTTGATTACACGACTACGGCGCAAGGTTACGTTTCAGCACTTGCTGCTGTTCAGCCTCCAACGTTAGCCCCTTCATATAGTACGGTTGTAAACGTTCCTTCGTGGACTGGTGTTACCACTATTGGCGGTTCTGTAACGACTAAATTGACTGAGGGCAACGTGAACATCACTCGTCCGTTGACGCCAATCTTTACGGTTGACGGCAACCAAAATCCTTACCAAATCTTCCAAGGTGCGGTCAGTGTTGACGGCGCATTAAAACTTGTTTTTGAAGATGACACTGATTTGACTCGTTACTTGACCAACACCCAGCCTTCTTTGGACATTTTGTTCTCACAAGGCACTGGTTCAACGTTAACAAGTGTTCAGTTGCATTTAAACAAGTGTGCGTTCCAAGTCGCTAAGATTGACCGTTCACAGGATTACGTTACTCTTGACGTGACCTACAAGGCTATCGCTAATACGGTTGATGCTGACGCTACTTCAGGTGGCTATTCTCCTATTAAGGTCACTTTGCAGAACGCAAAGGCAAGCGGTACTTACATCTAAACAACAATAACTAGAAGGAAGGCACACCATGCGAACGGATATTTTTAACGGTTGGGTCGAATTGCGCGACCCTGATTTAGTCCCCGAACGTTTACGACGTCCAGTGTTTGAAAAAACTATCAAGGCTTCACAACTGGCTAGTGAGATTGAAGACGACCCAACCGTTATGGGGTTTTTTAGTGAATTGAACGACGTGTTGGCGGTGGCGTTAATTGAAGCGTGGTCTTTCGGCGATGCGATTACTGTAGATGCGTTGCAAGATTTACCTGCTAAGGCTTACGACGACATTCGTAAATTGGTATCTCCTCTAGTTTCCAAGATGATTCCTGATTTTGGAGACGATGTCGAAGACCCAAAAGCAACTACCGTGAGTTAGCCCGTATCCGTTGGGTGTTCAAAAACGGTAGCGTAGACGAACGCCACGGGGTTTCACCACTGTTGCGTGACTACCTATTGGTAAAACACTTTGGCTGGACGAAAGACCAAATTGATGCTCAACCTGCGGTGTGGCTTGATTGGATGCTTGCTATTCACGGTGAGGCTTCTGAGATTGAAAATTCAAACAACAGTTAACATTATAAATCCGTTCTAGTTTGTGAGGTAATCGTGGCGCAAGAATTACCGCCTATCTATATGGAGTTTAAGGCTGACATTAAGAATATTACTGAGGCTTTGACTAAGGTTGAGAAGCAGTTAAGTGATTTCGACAAGAAGGCTAAAACTACGAGTGACCATGTGGACGGTTTGAAGGCGCGTACTGTTGCCGCTGGTGCGTTGATGGCGGCTGGCATCGAGAAGGCTGCGCACGAGATTATGAAATTTGGCAAAGAAACAATTTCGGCGTTTCAAGATACGGGCAAGGAAGTTAGGCAACTTCAACGTACTATTGGCGGTACGGCTGAAGACGCTTCTCGTTTGCGTTTTGCTGGTGACGAATTGGGCGTTTCTGTGCAGAACATGGGCATGGGTCTAAAGATTCTTGCAGGTCATTTAGACAAGAACGACGACCAGATTAAACGTATGGGCATTTCATATCGTGATACTCATGGTGATATATTACCTACGAAAGATGTGTTGGCTAATCTGGCTGACAGGTTTGCTTCTATGCCTGACGGTTTGCAAAAGACTGCGTTGGCTACTGATTTATTTGGTCGTTCTGGTCAAAAGATGATTCCGATTTTGAATCAAGGCAAGAAGGGTCTACAGGAGTTTTACAAAGAGTCTGACAAACTCGGTGTCACCATGTCTGGCAAGGATTTAAAAGCCGTTAAAGAATACAGTTTAGCCCAGAAGAAAATGGGCGAGGCTATTAAAGGCGCACAGATGACTATCGGTCGTGATTTGTTGCCGATGCTCACACGTTTAGTAGGTTACATCACTGAAAATGTAGTGCCGTGGTTTAGGGCGTTTGCTAACGGTTTGACTGGTAAAAAAGGCGTAAACGACGGGCTTAATTCTGCTGCTACGTTTGCACACAACTTGGGCGAGATGATTCGCAGTACCATCGGTTTTGTTGTTAAATATAAAGACCAACTGGCTTTGTTGGCGGCTGTACTGTTCTCGCTGTTTGCTGGTATGAAGGTCGCTGGTGTTGTTACCGCTGTCGTGGCGGCTATCGGTGCGATTGCTGCGGCGTGGGAAGCGGTCACGGCTGCGGCTTCTGCTGCGGCTGTTGCTGAAGATATTGCTTCTGGTGGCACTATGACGGTGGTTCAGGCTGGTGTGGCTGTAGTGGCTACGGCTGGTGTGGCTGGGGCTATTGCGTTGGCTTACAAGAAGTTAAAATCGTCGTTACCTTCTGCGCCTGAAGTGGATATTGCTATTCCTGCGATGGAGAAGGCAAAGGGGTGGAAACCTGCCGCCGTTGCTTCTGGTGGTAAGGACACCAGCGGTGGTGGTGGTGGTAAGCCTGACCAAACTTTGTTCCAGCAGTTAAAAGAAGAATCGCGCAAAATGCGAGCACGCGTTGCGTTGCTTAAACTTGGTGCTTCTAAAGGTCTTGTAGATTCGGTTATGGGTTCTAGTGACTGGAGTTCAGAGTTCCAGAAACTTGTTGCTGGCGGTCGCAGTGCGGTGGCGGAGATGCAGTTGTTGTACAGTCACACCGCCGATGGTATTTCGGAAGTTGCTAAAGCACATAAGGCGTTGGCAGACGCTGCTAAGAAATCTGCAGCGGCTACGGCTAAAGCAAACGAGGAACAACGGGCTTTGAATAACACCATGATTAGTTCGCAATCGTGGCTTGCGGCACATACGGCTGGTACTTTACAGTCTAATGTTGGTTCGGTTACTGTGCCTGTTTCGATTGATGGACGTGAGGTGTTTAGGGCTGTGCAAACACAGTCTACCCGTAACAGTCGTCGTAACATCTCTAACGGTTTGACGTTTACTGGTGCTGTACTGTGAGCCGTGACATTCCGTATGTGGGCGTTAGTTTGTCCCCGTATGTGCAACCCAATACCGATTGGTACGCGCGGTCTGTTTTGAAATCGAATGCCAACACGCCTACCAGCACTACGCCAACATCTTTGTATCAAAACATTACGGGACGCACATATTCGTTTAAAACTAGGCGTGGTCGAACTTATGACCTTGGGCGTACCGAGTCTGGCGTAATGGATTTGCGCGTAGATAACTCTGATGGCGCGTTGAATCCGCTGGTGGCTGGTAACAATTTATACCCGTTTTGCCCTGCTCGCGTCACAGCAGCGTACCCAACATCAGGCAATATTCTTAATAACACGAATCAAGGCTACATCGGTAAAGTTACGGCGTTTGTTACCGCCGTTAGTAGTTCTGGTGGATTTGTTACTTACACTTGTGCTAACACGTTTCAAGTCGGACAACAGGTTTCTGTTACTGGTCTGGCAGGATTAAATCTGTCAGCGCAGATTGTTTATTCCGCTACGACTACGTCGTTTGTAGTGCAAAATGCGACTACAGGCTCGTTTACTAATCAGACTGGTACAGCATCGCTCGATTTACCTGCAACGTGGGCTGACTCTTCTATTAGCGTCTGCGCAAACGATTCTAATTTTGAGTTAGGTGTAATTAGTAATTGGTACAACGTTCTCGGTAGTCCTGCTCCTACTGTCGGTACTACAGGCGGTTACGCAAGTTCTAATTTTATGAGCCTTGCGTCAGGTAACACGTATTTGCTAGACGTACCTGTGGTGGCTGGCAAACCGCTCACGGTGTCGTTGTGGTACAAGTCTAGTTCGTCCAGCACACTGAAGTTGTTTGACGGTGGCTGGATAAGCAGTGGCACAACGGCTACGGCTAGCGTCACTTTGTCTGCTTCCGCCTCGTATACACAGTTCTCGGTCACGTACAACTCGACTGCGCCTAAGTTAACACTGGCTATCGTGACTGGTGGCGCGTGTTCGGTGGATGGCGTGCGCGTGGAGTTCGGTTCGTCCGTGACGGCTAGCACAGAAACGCCCACCATTTACAATTTGTTTAACGGTTTTGTGGAGCGTTTCCCACAGTCATTCCAAGCACCTAACCGCGGTGAAGTTAATATGACTGCTACGGATGCGGTGTCTCTCATGTCGCAGAACTCTCTAGTAAACCCGTATGCGGCTTTGGCGGTACAAGACGCCAGCACTTATCTCTACTTCCCGTTGAATGAATCGGATAGTATTAGTGTTGATGTATATTCGGCTGTTCACAGTTCTGGTGTTATTACTTACCGTTCGTTGAACTCGTTTGTTGTGGGCGACTATGTGACGGTCACGGGCATGGGTGCTAATAGTGTTGAGAATAAAGCGGTCACGTTTAGTGACGGTATAACATTCAAGGTTTCTGCGACGGGTTCGGGAACTGTGTACGGGGCTGGTGTTGCTACTGCTACACGTGTCTATTCACAGTCAGGTAATGCGTACGCGAACACTACGGCGGTGGGCTACACGACTGGTTCTGGCACAATCGCGCTGGGCGAACAGAATACGCTTGCAGGTTTTAATGGTGATACCAACATTCATTTCAGTACGACAAGTAGTGCCGATGTTGCAGAGATTACTGCGCTTATCCCTGCAGGCGTGCAAACTTCTGTCGGTACGAATTTTATGCTTGACGTTTGGGTGAAGTGGGATACGGCAGGTACGTTCCTTAACCTCGGTCACGCTAGTGGTATTACTACAACTGTTGGTGTGACTACTACAGGATTCTTGACGGCTACTCGTAGCGGTGCAGGTGGCGGTACGGTTACGCAATCTGGTAACGCTAATCGTTTCCAGACAGGCGTGTGGCGTTTGGTGCGTGTTTATTACGACGGCACTAACTTGAAACTGGGCATGGCTGATTATGATTCAACAACGGCTACATCTATTTACGGATTTGGTTTCAGCACGCTTGCTGTTCCTGCAACCAATGTGTTGTCGTTTACGCTAGGTTCGATTCTGTCTGGATTTGTCGGGTCGTGTGCAGCGTTCCGTTATGGTGCGTACAGTTCAACTAATCAAGGTTCAGCAATCACTAAGAATTTATTTCAGGTCGGGTGGACTGGATACAGTGGTGCAAAGACGGGTTCACGTTTTGCCGATGTGATGCAAAACTACTCGGGGTTCAACTACACACCTATTGCTGCTGATTTGGGTATTAATCATTCGGGTGTTATGAATCTTGCTAACCGTACTTTGCAAGATGTCGTGCAGGTCACGTCTGACACTGAACAAGGCTATTGGTATGTAGACGGTTCAGGTTTTGTGACGTTCAAGGACCAGACTCACCGCAAATACACTACGCCGAATCTTACGCCCGTTCAGTTTGCTGATAACGCCACAGATATTCAGTATGATGGTACTTCTGTTGTGGTGAATTACGATTTAACTTTCGTGTATAATCAAGTGACGGTGACTTGCAACGGGTCTGCGTTTTACGCTGAGGATGCAACCAGCATTAACCGTTACTTTCCGCGCACTTTAAATATCGCTACGGAGAACGCTTACCCGTCGGAGGTTTCGACGTTGGCTACCACTTTATTGTCTAAATATAAAGACCCGAAAGCACGTCTGGAGACCATCACGTTTACGCCTGTTCGCAACCCATCTACGTGGGGTGCTCTGTTGGGGCTTGAGGTCGGTGACTTCGTGCAGGTGACTCGTTCACCGCTGGGTGCTACCGCCATCACATTCAAGGGTTGGGTTGAGCAGATTGAGCATGAGTTTGATGCGCAGTCTGCGGACTGGTTAACCCGTATCACTGTTTCACCACATCTACCGACCTCATAGAAAGTTCGACCATGACTGACCTGCCTGTTGCCGCTAATGTTGCACAAGTTGCTAGCCTTGTTTTTCCCATTATTGCTGGGGGTTGGGGGGTGTGGCGCAAGATTGACCGTAAGCAGGTTGAGGCGCATTACGAGACTATCCGCATGAGTGATAAGTTAGACGTCATAGAGAAACAGTTCGGTCCTAATGGTGGCGGTTTGCGCGAAGCGGTAAACAACATCTCTATCAAGTTAGACAAAATAGAATCCCGTCAGCAGTCTATTGGTGACGAGGTAGCCCGACTCACGGGCAAGTTTGACCAACACATTAAGGAGAACTAGAAATGGCATATCCAGTAAAGAATCCTCACGTGACTTGTGAGTATGGTGTAAAAGGCAATCAGTGGATGTCGGGCTGGCATCAGGGTGTTGATTTTGGCGCACCTATTGGAACGCCCGTATATGCAGTGGCGGACGGCATTGTTACGTCGGTAGGCAAGCAAGGTCCGAACCTTGGTAAGTTCTCGCCTACTATCAAGCATAAGTTCCATTTCCGCACGTACTACTGCACTTATGCTCACGTGTTGAAGTCTTATGTGAAGGCTGGTGACATCGTGAAGATTGGTCAGCACATCGCCGATGTTGGTGTTGAGGGCAACGCGCATACTGGCTCACATCTTCATTTCGAGGCACAGCCTACTCCGTTCTGGCAAGTGGGTAAGGGCGTCAATCCAAAGTGGATTTTCCGCTACAAGGGTAAAGGAAACTGAAATGTCAAACGATACAATCACTAAGTTAGGTCTGGCGTTGGGCACGTATGCTCGCGCTTTGGTTACTTGTTTGCTTGCGGAGTTGGTGGTGTCTGGTGTACCGTCCAGCAATGCTGATTTTGTGAAGTTTGGTCACGCGGTGTGGGTGGCGTTTCTGCCTGTTGTGTTGCGTGCGTTGAATCCGAATGACTCTGCGTATGGGGTAACCAAGTAAACCTCAATTTGCCACGGTGGCTAGTCCTGTGATTGACTTGGTTCAAACGAAAGGAGCGGTCTAATGGCTGTTACAAATGAAGAGTTCGCGGAGCGCGTGGGCTGCCATTTCACGATGGCGTCTCGTATGAGAAATGGTCACCGTCTGCCGAGCGTTCGCACACTTATCAAAATCTCGCATGAGTTCGATTTGAAGATGGACGACCTTTCATCAGCGTATGAGAACGGTCCGAATTCGTTCAGTTCGTTCTTGCGCGAGAATATCTTCGACACTGTCGAGAATCCGAGCCTAGTCGCGTAGCGTCTAGTCTCCCAAAAGCCGACCCGTCGGCGTCGTTTCCCAGCGGCAACTCTCCTTCTGCTGGTTGAGACACGCCGACGGGTCTTTTTTGTACCCCCCTATTTGACAGGGTGGCAACCGATATGATTGACTTGTTGTATGAGGGCAACAAAGCCCCCAATCGAAGGAGAGTTCGAATGAAGACCACCAAGCCCACGCAAGCCACAATCAACGCCATGCTCTCATCTGCAGATGCAAGCGTCATCACAGCCAAGACCGCCCTCAACGCCGTCGCTTGGGCATTCGCTCAAGCAGGTATCGATAACGACGCTATCGCGAAAGCCATCGCAGCCGTCGCTGAACTCAGCGTCACCGTCAATCTCGAAATCTCGCACGCAGACGCCGAAGCACGCGCCCGAATCGACGCAACCGCGAAGGCAATCAAAGCCCACGCCAAAGCCATCAAAGCCTCTCGCGTAGAGGCTGGTGCTTAGTCATGACAAGCGAGGAAATCAAGAACCTAGCACACGAATACATCACGGGCGCAGGCAAGCCAAGCCTCGAAGACCTCGACACCGTAATCGACTGGCTCTACATGATGTGGGAAGCAGGCGCAATCCCTGACGGCACGGACGGCATCTGCGACGACATCGCATCGCCAGCCCTACGCGTAATCAACCTGCTACACACAACAGCCCTCGCACGCGAGAAGTCACTAGCCATTACCAAAATCAAGAAGGAATACGCCGACAAGCACGGCATCCCATTCAGCCAAGTACGAATCAACAAGGAGAGTAAGTAATGAACACACTAATCGACTGGACCTTTGAAGTCACGACCCGTTACGGTCGCCCGTCCGTCAAGTTGACCAATAACGCGACAGGCTACAGCACTTACGGCACACTTTGGAGCGATATGGGTGTCGGCTACGATGCAGCAGACATCTCGTCTATCACGTCCGACGTGCACGCCCAAGTCAAAGCCCTGCTCACCAAAACGGAGGTCTAATCATGTTTGAACGCTGGAATAACGCACCGTGGACCGCTCGCGGATTTAAATTCAAGAGCATCGTCGAGACCATAATCGGAATTGCCGTCGTAATCCTAGTTCTAGGTTTCGTAGGCTGGTTAGAAACGCACTAGTCGAAACGCCCTCGGGCGTCTGTTGGGGCTGACCGCCCAGCACCGATGAGACAGGTCACAGAAGGAGATACCATGAAGACCCAAACAGGAATGAAATTCCTACGCAATCGCATGAACGAACTAGGCTACACCTCACTTGAGCAGGTGGCGGTCGCAATCGGCATCAACCGAGGCAACCTCTGGCGGTACTTCACGCTTGAAACCCGACCAAGTATCGCCGTACTACCGCCTCTGTGCAAGGCTTTGGACAGTACCCCCCATGAGATTCTAGTGGCGTTGGAAATCATCAGCCCGAAATACAAGTTCTAGGAGGGACAACCACTATGTCACGCAAGATTTTGGATAAGAACGGGGTCGTAATCGCGACCAACTACGACCGCGTCAAACGAGCAATCGAACTGCATATGCCGTACAAGCACAGCACCACCTCAGCGTATTGGTCCGACAACGGGCGGTTCTACAACGTTTGGTCTTACCAGACCGTCATCGCACGGTACGACTCTGAGACCGAAGTGTGGCACATCACGGGCTACGCAAATACTAATACCACAGCACGACACCGCGCTATCGTGGCGACAGTAATCAAGGAAAGTGGGAAGCCATGCGAACGTTTCTAGTTAAAGGCTACGAACGAGAGTTCAAGCACATCACCAAAGTGTTCAACCGTTTAGTAGCAAAATTCGAGCCGCTGGACCTACCACCACACCACGACCAACCGACCCCTATCTACGACGAGTTGGTAGCCAAATTCGGATTCGACCCACTAGCGAACAGGACACGACCATGATTAGCAGATACGAATCGGAAGCCATGACCGCTATCTGGTCTGACGAGGCTCGACTTGAAAGGTGGGTCGCGGTAGAGATGGCGGTACTGAGTGCACAAGTCAGCGAAGGCGTCCTGCCCGACAGTGCTTGGAAACAAGCAGCGAACTGCCCAACCCCCACACCTGAGCAGGTGGCAGAGCGTGAACTTGAGACCCGTCACGATGTGGTGGCGTTTCTAGACGTCTGGGGTGCAGAGTTCGCGCATCTTGGACTGACCAGCAGCGACGTCGTGGAGACCGCGCAGTCAATGGCACTGCAACGGGCTAGTATCGTCCTGCTACGTAAGACACTGGAACTGTCACACGTCTGCCACCAGCATACAGTCAAGCACTGGAACACGTACCGTGTAGGCAGAACCCACGGACAGCGAGGGACAGTGGACACTTGGGGTCACAAAATGGCGGATTTCATGTATGCATTAGACCGCAATTTGGTGCGGTTGACTGGTGCACTCGAAGACATTTCGGTGGCGAAGTTGAGCGGACCGACAGGCACATATGCTGATATCAGTCGTGATGTCGAGATTCAAGCGGCTAAATCGCTAGGTCTGTTGACAGTACCTGTTGCAAGTCAGATTTTGATGCGCGACAGTCTTGTGCATTGGGCGCACTGCATCACCAATGTCACCAGCGTGTGCGAGGCTATTGCTACCGAAATTCGTTTATCCGCACATAGTGGCGTACGCGAGGTCGACGAAACTTTTGCTGAATCACAGCGCGGTTCGAGTTCTATGCCACACAAGCGAAATCCGATTACGGCTGAACGTATCTGTGGTTTGGCTCGGCTGGCTCGCGGTTACGCCAGTGCGATTGAACCGTCTATTGTGCAGTGGCATGAACGTGATATCGCACATTCGAGTGTGGAACGCGTGGCGTTAGTGGACTTGTGCCATGTGGCGGACACGATACTGGACGACACCACGTCCCTGTTGAACGGTTTGAACGTTCGGACTAACAGCATGTATACGAATGTTCGGTCGAATACGGACGTCTACAGCCACAGAGTTCTGGCTGCTTTGATGAAGGCTGGGGTGTCTCGGAAGGACGCGCACGCGTACGTCCACGAGACGGCACGGAAAGCCCTTTTGGGGGATTTGGAGCGCGAAGTGCGCAGGACGCTTCCTACGGCGTTCCCAGATACCTTCGTGGACTTCGACGACGTATTCTCAATGTCGGCGTCCGTGGACGGGCTTTCGGACCTTGGCGACACGCTGAGGACCGCCCTAAGGGATTTGATTTGACAGACTGGCAACCCATATGGTTGGATAGTCCTATAAGGGCAAAACGCCCCCTAACAAGGAGAGAACCAAATGAACAAGAACACCGCAACCGTAACAATCGGCGAGACCACCTTCGACATCGACATCAACATTGGCATCGACTACAACACTCTCGGCTCACTCCGAGTCATCACCCGTACCAACGAGAACTGGACCGTAGAACTTCCAGCGTCAATCTTCGACCCTAAGACCGCAGACGGCGCGAAGTTCCTTGAGGCTATCAAGGCAGCGGCTGGCGTCGAATTCGAGAGCGTCAAGCGCAACACACGCAAAAACGGTCGTACGCCGTACGCACAGATGGACCTACTGCTAGTCGGCACGAACCGCTCACTCACCGTACGTGTAGCACGTGAAGGCTTCAACCAGTGGGACGCAGACGAGACCGCACGCATCCAAGCCCAGATTGACGCAGAGCGCGATGCCGAAGCCCTACGCAAGGTTGAAGCCATCGAAATCTTCAAGGGCTACGCAGCCCAAGGCATTCGCGTACTCGAAGCCGAAGTCGAAGTTACTAACGGCTTCGTCTACCGCGTCACCGCTCACCGCTGGAGCAGCGAATCTGACTTCCGCTACGAGGCTTGGGCAATCAACACCACAGGTCCATGGGACACCCAAATCGCACTAGGCAAGACCCAATATCCATCAAGCGCAGACCTAGCAGACCAGAAGGCTAAGGCAGACCAGTTCGCCGTAGCCGTGATGTGCTAAACCCCAACCCACAACCGAGGGGGGCGAAAGCCCCTCTCACAACCCAGAAGGAACATACCGTGTTTGACAACGCAGACCGAGTCGAAACCGACTCACACGCAGGCAGTATCGCACTAGCATCAATCGCAGCAGGCAAATTAGGACGCCTGTTCTCGTTCTACCAAGCGCACGACGGACACCACAACCTCTACTCAGTAGAACTGCCAGCGGGTACTTACCTAATCATCGACGCCCTAGCCGATGACTCCAGCCACGTCGCCGCAACCTACCTAATCCGCGGTAACTGGATTACCGACATTCAGCAAGCAACCAAAAACGCACTACGGCTGACAGCGCAAGTCCATGAGTAAGCACTACAAGAACGACAACGGCGACAACCTGTGTGGCACAACCGCACCCGACCACGGCGACAACTTGTGTGTCCTGTGCGAAGGCTACGCAGGAATCGACCGCAGTCACCCCTGCAGGGTGGTAGACTACAAAAACGGGTTCATCGCCCAGTGTGAATGTGGCTACCAGAGCAGGGTGAAGCCTACGCCGAGTCACGCTTACGCCGAAGTTCGCGCTCACTGGCGACAGACCCTAGGCGAGGTTGCTCAACCTAAGCCCAAGTCGAAGCCTAAGTCGAAAGTGTGCCACTGCGGTTGCACCGAACTCACGGCTGGCGGTGTGTTTCGTGCAGGACACGATGCACGCTGGCTAGCCAAATTACGCCTAGCAATCAAGTTAGGTGAGATAGAAGAAGCCGAAGCCAAGAGGCAGGTCGGCGCAATCAGCGAGCGGTTACTGTTGAAGTTCCAGCACGCCTTAGACGGAAGGGTGGTATCTTAGATGCCTATCATCTCATTCAGCGAACTTGACACCTACCGACAGTGTCCGTTCAAGCACCAACTGGCTTACGGCGAACGGTGGGTCTCCCCTGTCGATGCCGTGGCGTTAGACCGCGGTAAGCGCGTACACACCATCTTGGAGAATTGGTACGAAGCCCTGCAGACAGCCGACGGTCCGCGCCCAGTTCTAGAAGATATCGTCCGAGCCTCGGAAGGTACTGTTTTTGACCAGAACGGCGCGTACCTTGACGAAATAGGGGAACTCGTCCACTGGATTGTGGAAGGCTACGTAGACCGTTACGCGTATGACGACCAGTGGAAGGTCATAGCGGTTGAACACGACTTCGTCCTACCGTTGCCCAAGCCCGACGGCAAGAACAGCAACATCAAAATCAAAGGCAAAATTGACCTGTTGGTCGAGTGGAACGGTCGGCTCTGGCTGGTGGACCACAAGACAGCGGCTCGCCTGCCGTCCGATAAAGAACTCGACCTTGACGTCCAGTTCGGTCTTTATGCTTGGGCTATGCGCCAACTTGGGTATCCTGTGCACGGCATGATTTACAACACCCTACGCACACAGCGTAACAAGGGTGAGATGGCGTTAGGCGACCGATTCAGTCGCACCCTAATCGCGAAATCCGACGCAGAACTGGCGCAGTTAGCAGCAGACGCCTACCAAGACGCATATCAAGCGTACGCTGGTCTACGCAAGTCTAAAAAGACAGGCATCGACCTATCGCGCCATTTCAACACCGACACCTGTAGGTGGCGTTGCCCGTACACCGAAGCATGCCTGTTCGGGGCTAAAGATGGACGCGGTGGCACACGCGGTTACCTAGGTGAAGTTGGGTTCGTCCAGAATTTCACCAGACACTAAAGTAACCGCCAATTAGACACCCTGTCACACCGTGTGGTAGGGTATGAAAGCAATCACCGAGCACGGCGGTCAACCCGTGCAGAGAACATACAAACAACGGAAGGTAAGACAATGGCAAAAGCAACACCGCGAGCCACGCTCGCAGACCAACAAGAAGTGGTCAAAATCCTGTACTACGGCGACGCAGGCTCAGGCAAAACCACCGCGATGTCCAGCGCATCGAAACTCGGACCAGTCCTCTACATCGACGCCGAAAGCGGATTGAAACGCGGACCACTGGCACGGCTAGGAATCCCAACCGACCAAATCGAGCCACACCAGCAAATCACATTCGAAGCCCTAGAACAGGTGTACTTCGAAGTGAAAGCCCGACTGACCGACGACCCGACCTCAATCTCCACAGTTGTGCTGGATTCAGTAACCGAAATCCAAAAGATTCTGCTAGAGAACATCATCGGCAAAGCAGTCGCCAAAGCAACAGGACGCGGTATGGACCGCGACCCGTTCCAGATTGACCGAGCCGACTGGGGCGTAGTCACAGAGCAGATGCGACGGTTAACACGACGCTTCCGCGACCTGCCCTGCCACGTAGCGTTCGGCGCACTGCCAAAGCGTGAAGTGGACGACGACGGAAGCGTGACCTACTCACCAGCACTAACACCAGCGTTCCAGACAGACCTAATGGGCTACGTGGACGTCATTATTCACACCGAAGTGCGCGAAATCGGCGGACAAGAGTTCCACCTCGGAACATGTAAACCAGTCGGCAAGTTCACGGGCAAGGACCGCTTCGGCATCCTGCCACAGACCTTAGTCGACCCGACGCTAGACCGAGTGGTCGCCTACGTTAACGGCGAACTCACGGCAGAAACAGACCCTCGCCAGCGTGCAGCACGCGAAGCGAGTAACAACAGCGCACCAGCGCAGGAAGAGAAATAGAAATGAAACTCAACAAAGTGATGGCATCAGCCGTTGAAGAGGCAAGTGGCGGTTCAGGGTTCGAGCCGTTAGAAGAAGGCGTTTACGTTGTGCGTCTACGCGAAGTAGACGTCAAAGAAGGACAAAAAGGACCTTACTGGGTCTGGACCTTCGAAATCCCAGAAGGCGAATCGTATGCAGGTCGCCGTTTCTGGATGAACACCAGTCTCTCGGAAGCAGCACTGTGGAAGTTGAAGGAAGTGTTCAACGCTTTCGGTACGACCCCAGACACTGACACCGACGAATTGTTAGGCAAGCGCGTCAAGGCTGTAGTCGTACAGCGCACAATCCAAATGGGCGCACGTGCAGGAGAAGTAACCAATCAGATTGATACGGTTCAGGCACTCGGCGAAAGTGACTCCTCTACAGCAACAGGTAAGACCGAAGACTTCGCATTCTAACAATCGCACGCGGAGGTCGGCATTCCTTTAGGGGTGTCGACCTTCGTGTCTAGAAGGACACCGCATGCCAAATAAAGACCAAGCCCTCGCATTCTTCGACGCAGGAATCCTGCCGCTACCAGCGCGAGGCAAATCACCTACAGTACCGTGGCGTGACGTAGCCGAGAACCGACCGAACCGAGCAAAAATCGCTAGTTGGTTCGACCGCGATAACAACATCTGGATAGCAACAGGCGCACCCAGCGGTATCGTAGTGATTGACTGTGACTCAAGGGGTGGCGACGTCTACTGGCGCGAACGCCTAGGCTCAGACCTGCTAGACACCACCACGTGTGTTAAGACCAGCAAAGGCTACCACTACTGGCTACGCATACCAGACGGTGAAGCACTGAGGTCTTGGTCCAGTACCGCCTCCCAGCGCGAGAACGGTATCTCCTTTGACATTCGAGGCGACGGGGGTGGCGTAATAGCCCCACCGTCCGTGCACGAAACGGGACACGTCTACGCCTTCATACGAGGGCTTGAACACCTGCAGGTCGCCCCGATATCCAATATGGGGCAGGTTGCATCCGAGAACGATACCGCAACCGACGCCCCCAAAAGCCTACTGTCCGCCCTGCTCAACGAACCCCCCACCGAAGGTGGACGTGACGTCTGGGTAACCAGAGTTGCTGGACACCTAGCCAAAATCGTACCCTACCCAGACGCGTACCTGAGCCTACTGCACACCATCAACCGCAGTCTGCCCTCACCGCTGACTGATGAAGAGATTGAGAAGAAAGTCGGCGTTTGGGACAAAGAACACGCCAAACCAGACACCCCTACAGCCGACACAGGCTGGTTGATAGGTGACGGGCTTTGGCTCTACACCGAAATCGTCACCGAAATCGCCAATCAGAAGATAGTCGGGGTGGACCGCTGGTGTAACGCTGATATCGAAGCACGCGGTGTAATCGACGGACCACTAGGACGCACCTATGCTGTGACCGTGCACAGGTCCGACGGCGAGAGCAGAGACGACCTCATTAAAGGCGCGATGTTAGGACGTATGAACGACACACTCAGTTGGTTAGCCAAGCACGGCGTCAGCGTAGTACCGCCAAAGAACGACAACCGTTCACGCGTCAACGCAGGGGCGCGAATCTTGCGCTACCTTGAGAGCCAACAGCCCACACTATATAAAGAGATACCGCACTTAGGGTGGATTGACGGAATCGGATTTGTTACGCACGAAGGCGTCATCACAGCCACGGGTATGAAATCACACGAAGGTGTGATGCCGAACCCAGCCTTGCAGAACCTAGCACCCGTCAAATACGGAATGGGCAACCCCGACCGTGCGGTAGAAGTTCTGCGCGAAGTGCTGACCTTCCACGATGAGACCGTAACCGCAGTGTTTGGCGCGTGGTGGGTAGCGACCCTGCTCAAAGGTCAATACATGGGTGCTATCGGACACTTCCCATACTTCGCAATCGAAGCAGCCAGCGAATCTGGCAAGACCCGAGGCTTCTTCCGATTGATGCTCAACTTGGCTGGTACAGTCAGATTCGGCGAATGGACTAAAGCAGCCACACGCGACGCAATCGGCTCACACCGTAATGGCATTGTTCATATCGACGACTCGAACCGACTAGATAACATCGCAGACCTATTGCGCCAAGCAACGGGTGAAGGGTCTGAAGGTAAGAAAGCAGCCGATAATACAGGCACAGTTGATATTAAGTTAGTAGCCCCTATCCTTATCACAGGCGAATCGCTGGGCGAACTAGGTGGTGGCGAGAAGGCACAACGCGATAGGCGTGTTTTACTGACCGAAGTGCCAAGTCCAGTAGGACGTAAAAGCACAAAGGGTGACTACCCACAGTGGGACGACGTGAAGCGGCTGGAACGGCTCGAAGGTGACCTATCTAAATACGCAGGTACGATGGTGATGTTAGCCCTACAGCGTGAACACCTCATCGGCGAAGTAACCGACTTGAGGACGGGACACGGTCGACACCATGAAGTGTTGGCAATCCTGCGTAACGCTGCCCGAATCCTAGCGGATATCGTGGACGACCACACCATCGTTGAACGTGTAGATGCTTGGTGTGCCAGCCAACGCGACTTCGGCTCTGAGAACACATTGGTCACGAAACTGCTACCGTGGGCTGTGGTGGACGAGTTCGGTAAGATGGTGGACCGTATGGGCGGTGAGCCACCAGCGTTTGTAGAAGATGGTATCGTATACCTGCACCCAGACCGCTTGGCTAGTGCTTGGCAGAAGGAACTTCGGAAGCGTGGTAAGACCGACCGTCTAGATAGTCCCGAAGCCATCAGAGCGCAACTCCGTGCCCTTGGAATAACAGGGTCGGTGTTCAAGCGCACTGGAGTTGGCAGAGACGCTCCGAAAGCCCGTTACGTGGCTTTGGACGTACTTTGGTCAGACCGCGTGGTCGAAATCGCAAGTAACGGTTGGGAGTAGGACATGAATCAATACGAATACGAGAACAAGACAAAGACCACGACTAACACGGTGGCGGTTTCGTATGAGTCACTGGCGGAGAGCGTACGGCGCGTACGTGAACTGCACACACGGCTGGAACGCGCCAATTATTGCGGTGGGTGTGGGGAGATTCACCCCTGCCGTACACGGGTCGCCCTCGACGGGTGGTCCGCTATGAAGGAACAAGAGGAGAAGGAATGAACGACCAAGCAGCAAAAATCTACTATAAGTGCGTCACGGATAGGCACGCGGTGTCGATTAACGGGGACACACAAGTCGAGTTCGCACATATCTGCGATAAATGCATGAAATTGATTAACGAGGTGGACAAGCCGAATGAGCAGAACTAAATTAAGCAAAAACACGCTTGAGCGTGACCTTGTATTTGCAGTCCGACTGGTTCAGCAGTACGAGGATATTATTCGACGATTACGCGAGTTACATGAGGCGAACAGCCGTAAGAAATGCCAGACTTGTCGTCACCCCTACCCTTGCCCAACTATTAGACATTTAGACGGTGAGCAGGTATGACCAGCCAAGAACTAGCCCAACATATCCGTGACCACTTCACTCCGTTCGCATTCACTTGCGCTTGTGAGGGTAAGCACAACGATTGTTACGAAGCCAAGAACAGCCCTTCGTTACAGGCGCAGTACGACACAGTCCAGCGCATCGCAAAATACATAGAAAGGTTAGGCAAATGAAACACGTAGTCATGTTTAGTGGCGGTATCGGTTCGTGGGCTGCTGCAAAGCGCGTAGCAGAACAGCACGGCACAGAGGACTTGTACTTGGTGTTTACCGACGTGAAAGGTAACAATCCGTCACCGCACGTAGGTGAAGACCCAGACACTTATCGGTTTATTGAAGACGCGGTAGCCAACATCGGCGGATATTACGTCTATATCAATACAGGCAGAGACATCTGGCAGGTATTCAAAGACCGAAAGTTCTTAGGCAACAGCCGACAGGCAAATTGCTCACATGAATTGAAACAAAAACCAGCCCGAAAATGGCTAGAAGAGAACTGCGACCCTGAAGACACCGTCGTATACGTTGGTATCGACTGGACAGAAACCCACCGCATACCAGCCATCGTACGCAACTACCTACCGTACAAGGCTGAAGCACCGCTAACCGAACCACCTTACCTAGACAAGAAACAAATGATTGAATGGGCGAATAGCGAAGGTCTAAAAACCCCACGCTTATATGACCTTGGGTTTGCTCACAATAACTGCGGTGGGGGGTGCGTGCGTGCAGGTCAAGGACAGTTCAAGAAACTGCTGGAACTTATGCCCGAACGATTCGCAGAATGGGAAGCGCAAGAACAAGGAGTGCGTGACTTCTTAGGTAAAGAAGTTTCTATTTTGCGTAAACGAGTAAACAACGAGCCAGTGATGATTACGCTTTCGGAACTGCGCCAGCAGACGGGGCAACAGCCAAGCCTGTTTGACGAGTTTGATATTGGTGGTTGCGGTTGCTTTGTCGATTTTGAAGAGGAACAAGGCAAATGAGACAGAGGGTGTGGCACGATATGAGACACATAAGAAGCGTGACCAACGGTCTAGTTGCGTCTCAGTCTGAAACCCTATGTGTCACACCCCGTGTCACACCCGACCCGAGACACCAAAAAACCCGTCCCCAAAAACCAAAAACCCCTGTGTCTCGGTGTCTCATATCTAAAAATAAAATAAATTACGTGTGCGTGCGTGCGCGCATGAACACACTCGTTCTCCACGGAAGGTGAGACAATGCAAATCCACAACCCAACCGACGTGCTACCCAACAAGACCAATATGGTCGTAGCAGTCGACACCGAAACCAGCGGACTGTTCGTAGACGACGGCGCAACCGTCTCAATCGTCTCAATCGCATGGCGAGAAGAAGGTACACAAGAACGGCTAGCCAAAGGCATCACCGCCTACGCCTTCCCATTCGACCAAGGGCGCATCTCCGAGAAGACAGGACAAACCCAAAGCGCATTCGACCAAGACATCAACCTCGACCGCGAACAATGGGCACACCTCATGTACTGGCTAAGCAAACAGCAGTTAGTGTTCCACAACGCCAAATTCGACCTACACATGCTCCGCGAAGGAACACGCGAATGGGGTGGCGTCGACCTACTCGACCAGACCATGTGGGACACCCAACTCGTCCAGCCCCTACTCGACCCACTACAAAGTTCAGGACTTAAACCCACCTGCTCACGGCTATTCGGCGAAGGCGTAGCCCAAGAACAGCACGACGTCCAAGCAGCCCTCAAAAAGCAAGGCACAGGACTGACCAAACGATTCGACCTCGTCGACTGGGCAATCGTCGGACCATACGCAGCCCAAGATGCAGCCCTCACCCTCAGACTAGCCGAAGTACAATGGCGCAGGCTCGAAACAGACGACCAGCACCTAGCCGTACTAGCCGACCGCGAGATTCAACTGATGAAAGTGCTGTACAAGATGGAACAGCGCGGAATCGGATACGACGCCGAACGAGCCGAGAAATCAGCCGAAATCCTGCGCAAACTCAAAGCCGAACTGGAAGAGCAACTGCCCTTCAAGCCCACAATCCCAGCCGCCAAAGCCTACTACTACGGCACACTAGGCATCATACCGAGCAAAATCGGCGCGAGCGGAACACCAAGCCTCGACAACGAGACCATCAAGAAACTCGCCAAGAAGGACATACCGCACGCACAGACCTACCTACGGTGGACCGAAGTAAAAAGCGCACTGGAGAAGTGGTACGGTAATTGGGGCAAACTGGTCGGACAAGACGGACGACTGCGAACCAACTTCCGCCAGACCAAAGTGGTCAGCGGACGACTCAGCGTAGAACGCGTCCAACTGCAAGCCATACCACACGACTACCAACTGAACCAACTGTTCGGTGATGGCGTTGAAGGCGTCAGGGCGTTCTTCCAGCCGAAAGGCAACCACGAACTGTGGGAGATTGACGTCAGCCAAGCAGAAATTAGAGTAGCCGCATCAGTGGCGAACTGCCAGCCAATGCGCGACAGACTCGAACGAGGAGAAGACGCACACGACGCAACAACCAAACTAGTGTTCGGCATCGATAAAGACCACCCCGATTGGGACAAATACCGTAGTGTTGGTAAACGACTAACATTCGGCATGTTGTACGGTGCAGGAGTGCGAACCACACGCGAACAAATCAAGATGCACACAGGTGTTGACGCCAGCGAATCCGAAGTGAAACAGTGGGTTGAGCAATACAGGTCTGCATTCCCCGAGTTCGTGCAAGCAGCCAAATACGCAGACCAAGCAGTGCAAAAGCGCGGATATGTAAAACTCATTAGTGGACGGTTACGTCACTGGGGCTTTGACGAGCAGAGCCACAAAGCGTTCAACGCAGTTATCCAAGGCGGAGTGGCGGAAGCGATGAAAATGGCGATGATTGACGTTGAACGTCTCTACCCAAACTTGCTTCTACTGCAGATTCATGATTCGATGGTTCTGGAAGTTCCAACAAAGGAAGCCGAAGAGACAGTGATGCAAGTGCGCGACGTATTAGTGGCGACATTTGAAGAACTGTTCGGTATCGAGTTCAAGGCGGACTACAAACAGTGGGCAAAATAAAAAACCTTCACGTTGTTTCAATCGACCCAGGCGACAAGCACGTAGGAATGTGCGTTTGGCTGGGCGGTCAGATTGAAGAGGCTAAGACGATTGAGCCGTTGAAGATGGCGGAGATTATCGAAGTCATTAAGTTCGACATGGTGGTGATTGAAGATTTTAAATTGTACCCGTGGCTCGCGCAGAAGCAAGGGTTCAGTGCGATGAAGACGCCTCAACTCATCGGCGCACTGAAATATCTGGCACACCGTAACGGCAGCCCCGTAGCGATGCAGCCAGCGACTATCAAGAGGCACGCGTTCGAGCGGATGGACGCCCAAGGGTTCGATATGCCGAAGGGTGGTCAGCACATGAGGGACGCCGTAGCCCACGGGTGGTGGTGGCACTTCAAGAACCCCGACGACACGGGCTTAGAGACCCCTGCTTGACAAACTGGCAAGGGATATGGTTTACTTGATGTATGGGGCAACACCGCCCCTAGTCTAAGGAGAGTTAGAAATGAACAAGCACATCGTCCGCCACGAAGATGGTAAGACCAGCACCCGTAACAGCGCAGGCAACAAGTACCCATACGCAATCGAAGTTGGACCAGCCGACCTAGACATGGCAATCGCCAGCGAAATCGCCGTAGCGCAGGCTCGATTCCTTACAGCACAGTCAGCACGCGACGCATTCATCGACAGCGACCAGAAGGTCTCAATCCGCCGTAAGATTTTCGCACCGCGTTACAGCGCAGACACAGACAAAGACCTAGGCTACACAGGCGAATACTCGTACACCAACTACGAATACATCACCGCAGACGGCAAGTCATGGGGATACTGCGACAGCAACGGCGACACCGAGCCACGCTATGGTGAAACCGAATCACGCTACAGCAAAATTAGCATCAAGGCATGGATTTTGGCTCGCCTTGATGAAGACGTCAATCGCACACAGCACGCCCTCACTCGCGCACAGGAACTCACACACGAGACAGTGCGCGTTGAGCGTTCATGGTCAGTAGTTACATGGTGCGGACGCTACGACCTCGCACAGAAGCAACTCGACAAATGGAGCAAGATTTGCGCACGCACAGGTAACGTAGTCCGCATCGTAGAAACCCAGCCAAACCACTAAACCCACACGGGGGACGCTAACACGGGCGTCCCCCACAGCCCCCAAAATCTTAGGAGAGATTCAAATGGCACGCACCGACGTACACGCACCAAGCAGTTCAGACTTCAACCCACAAGCATACAAATTGAACGGCATATACGACCTGTTCGACCCAGCCGACAACCGCGCACGCGTAAACACCGTCTCACGCCTAGTCGACGCAGGCTACTCATTCGGTGGAAGTGGCGCAGGCTGTGGACACTGTGGCGCATACATTCGCTACGGCGCACTCATGACACGCGACGACGTCATGGAAATGATATACGTCGGGCAGGATTGCCTAGACAACCGCTTCGACAGCACACTCACCGCAGGCGAGTTCCAGCGACTACGCAAAGAAGCCATGCTTAACCGCGACCGCATGCGCAAAGCCGAGAAGGTCGAAGCATTCCTAGCCCAGCACCCAGAACTACAGCGCATGACCGACTACACCGACAACACCTCGCGCTTCTTCAATTACCTAGTAGACGACATCAACAGCCAACTGCACCGTAAAGGCGAAATCAGCGACAAGCAAGTCGCCCTCGTCCTCAAGGTCATGGCGCAAGTCGACGAACGCGTAGCCAAGCGCGAAATCATCGACGCACAGAAAGCAGAACTCATAGCCGCAGGCGTAACCGCCCCCGAAGGACGCCTAACCGTCACAGGCGAAATCGTCAGCACCAAGACCGTCGAATCCGACTACGGCATCACCTATAAGATGGTCGTTAAGACCGACGAAGGCTGGGCAGTTTGGTGCACAATCCCCACCTCAATCAGCGAAGCCGAGAAAGGTGACCGCGTTACCTTCACCGCCACCCTAGAGCGAAGCGACAAAGACCCACTGTTCGCCTTCGCCAAGCGACCAACCAAAGCAGAAATCGTGCAGGTGGCAGCATGAGCGCGAACTGGGAACTGTGCCAGCAACACGGCGGAATCGGCAAACGGCGCACCTGCGCCGAATGCAACCTCTACCCCAACACATGCCCCAGCGAAGGCTGTGGTTGGATAGGTACACTGAGAGACCTCACCATCCAGCGACACCAACAAGCATGCGAAACCGCATGTGAATACGTCAACTACACCTGCCCTAAATGTGCATGGATATTTGACTCTTACACCAGACACGGGGACAAATGCCCCACAACAACAAAGCGAAGGAAATAGAAATGAGCAAAGTAAGCGTCATCGTAGGCGGACAATACGGGTCGGAAGGCAAAGGTGCTGTAACAGGCTACCTCAGCCAGCAAATCGGCTGGAGGAACTACGGCGTACGCGTCGCAGGACCAAACGCAGGACACACCGTCTACGGCAACGGACCAGACGGCGAAACCAACTACGCATGGAAACTGCGCACCGTCCCCGTCACAGCCGTAACCGACCCCCGAAGCACCCTAATCATCGCAGCAGGGTCTGAAATCGAACTAGCCGTGCTAGACGACGAACTCGACCGACTAGACCGAGCAGGCTACCAAGCCAGCGACCGACTCTACATCGACCGCGAGGCTACCATCATCGACCAGCGACACCAAGACCGCGAACGCATAGACGCTATGCAAGAACGGCTAGGCTCAACCGCCAAAGGAATCGGAGCAGCCCGTGCCGACCGAATCATGCGCAACGCAGAACTGTACGGTGGCGACTGCAACACCGTAGCCATACTCCAAGACGCCCTCACCCAAGAAGACACCCACGTGCTCATCGAAGGTACACAAGGCTACGGACTAGGCACACACGCAGGAGAATACCCCTTCTGTACCTCCAGTGACTGCCGAGCCATCGACTTCCTAGCCATGGCAGGAATCAGCCCGTGGCAACACGGAATCGTCGACCTCGACGTGTGGGTCGTCGCACGAACACACCCAATCCGCGTAGCAGGAAACAGCGGACCACTAGCCAACGAAACCGACTGGGCAACCCTCGGGCTGGAAGTAGAACGGACCACCGTAACCAACAAAGTTAGACGCGTAGGAACGTTCGACGCCGAAATCGTCAAACGAGCCGTCCAAGCCAACGGTGGCGCACCGAAAGCCCGAATCGCCCTAACCATGTTCGACTACGTCTTCCCAGAACTCAAAAATGCTACAATAGTTCCAGATGAGAAGCCCTACCGCGACTACATCGAGAACCTACAAGCAGAAACAGGAGCGACAGTCGCTCTAGTCGGGACAAGCCCAACTACGATGGCGACCATCTACTGGAATCAATGAGTGAAGCCCTAAAATGCGACGAGCCAGACTGCGATAAGTGGATAACCTTAGACGACCGCAACTCCGTAGACTGGCTCGTCGTGTCCACCCACGAAGGAGACTACCACTTCTGCTCAGGGTGGCATATGACACGTTGGGGTTCACACAACTACGAACCGCAAGACGAACCAGAACCGCAAACAGTTATCGTAGTCTATCTAGACGACGACGAGACAGAACAGGAATAAACGCCATGGAAGGCAAAAACCAAGAAACCGATAAAGACCTAAGAATAGACGAATTCGCTGAGTGGTGGCTAGAACACGCAGACAAATCACTCGCAGGCATGCTGCCCAAAGTGCGCGAATACGGCAGTACCGACTTGCAAATCGTAGGCGAAGTCATGATGAAGATGATGCCACAACTCGAAGGCAAAGTGCACCCAGCAGAACTAGGCATCGCCTTCTACCTGCTAGGCAAAGTCGGACGAATCGTAGGCGGATACGCAGACGGACACGCACCCAGCGACGACACATGGTACGACACAGGCATCTACGCGATGATGGCGCAACGCGTACGCGCGACAGGCGGAATCTTCCCATGATAGTGTACCTCGCAGGACCAATCGACTACGCAAACAAAGACGTACAAGACACACGCGCTCAACTGCAAGACCTGTTAGAAGAGACAGGTTACACCTACTACAACCCAGCCAGCGCATGGACCGTGCACGCCGACACCAAACCAACACCAGCACTGCAACAAATCAACGAATACGCACTAGCACAAACCGACATACTGGTGGCGTTCCTAGTGAAAGGCGTGCCAACCATCGGCACGGTGCTAGAACTCAAACTCGCCAACAAACTTGGTATGTTCATCTACCTGTACGCCCCCGACTACAAGAACAGTTGGGCGTTAGCCAGACTGCGAAACGTCATCATATTTGACAACCTCGAAGTGCTCCGAAACGAACTGACCGTGAAAGCGACCACCGAATGAAGAACGTACTACGCTACAAAGGCACACGACCGACCAGAGCACACGCAGACGACGCAGGCTTCGACCTGTACGTCAACGGCGACTGGACCATCGAACCCAACCACTTCGTAGACATCGACCTCAACTGTGCAGTGGCG